GTTCGGGCTTTTGATTTTCTTGGGGATTTTGCATTTGTTGAGCAAGTTCTGGATTTTCTTCCATTTTTTCCTCATTCTTTTCTTGCATATAAGCTTGGAGGAAAATTTGGTTAAGAATGACATCTCCACCAGTGATTGGTTCTAGGCCGTCTTCGTCTCTGATCTCGTTTACGGTTTTCTTGAAAGTCACTTCTTGGGCTTGACGTTTGACTTTTTCTTCAGCATCTTCTTCGTGTAGACCAGTCCACTCTAGCATGTAGTCTGGATCTAGTTCATCTACGATATTTTTATTGACGTAAGATTGGATAAACACCATCAAAGGCACTAAACCTTTGTCTTTGGAGTTATCCAGCTTTTCTTTGGTGTTATCGCCAGACATGCCAGCTCCACCAACGTCCTTCATTCCATATCCGATTTCAGCTGGATCTATTTGGTAAATAGCACAGATCATTCGAATAAGATAGTTCAACCATAGGCCGAATTCCATCTCAGAGTGGTTCTGAGTCAGGGGTATCCATTGAACTTCATCCATACCCGCCATGATTGGGGTTTGGAAGGAGTTACGATTACCCTTAACCATATGGTTCCAATGGCGTCTAAGCTCTTCTAATTTGGAACGGTTAAGGTTAGCTTTAACGTGAAGAATCCCTTTGGCCGAGAATCCTTGGGAAAAATAGGATCGGTTATAGAATTCTGTTTGAAGATGGCTAGTTACCAAGGCTACAAGCAGCTCGATTTCAGATATAGCGTAACCATTGGCAAAAATGTCAGTAATGCGGTTACGCATACCGAAGGCTAATTCATCTTCTGTAAAGGCTCTTTGGATACGCCCGCGGATCAATTGAACGTATTTGTATTCGTTCTTTTCTAGACGCTCATCATTAAGGTCCAGAGTATCCCTACGTTCCATGCCTTCGATTTCATCCTCGTTATAGAGGATATCAGCACCCATGGCACTCAAGTCAGCAGTTTTATACTTGCTAAGAGCTGGAGAAGCGTAACGGACCGTAGAGGCATCTATAGGATAGAAGTGGTGGATGTTCATTCTATCGTTGAGTACAGCTGCTTCTTTTGGCACTTTCTCAGTAGCCACTTGGTCAAATACAAGGGAATCCCAGGTAATAGCTCTGAGGTAGCTATCGAAGTTCCAAACTTTATTGTCAAAAGGACGATCTTTGAGTTCACCACAATTACTGATGAATTCAGCTATGGCTCTCTTTTTGGCCTTGGTTCTTTTGTTCAGCTCAGCTCTAGCTTGTCTGGTTTTTTCTTCCTCAGTTAAGGGCTTTTCCTTTAATTGGGAATCATCAGCTGCATTTTCAAGATGTTGCATAAGGCTAGAATCAGCCGTCATTCCTTTACGGACTTCAGCTAGATCGTCGCTAAGAGCATCTTCCTTATCCTGAGCTCCAGAAGTAGCCGTAGTTTCTTCTTCTCCCTCAAGCCCAAATAGCTCTTCTTTGATCTTATCAAGGGCATCATCTGGGTGTTTTAGCTCGATTTTAAATCCAGGATCCGTACCTTCTGGTCTATATTGGGAAAATGCGGCTACTCGGTTTTGGCGGGTCTTTAAAATAGCAGAAATTACAGAGGATTTCAGAGCTATTTGTTTTTGATATTCGTAACTTATGGCTGTGGGCTTCTCAAAAAAGCCTTGGGAACCCATATAATAGGTTCTATCCCGAGTAATAGCTTTACCGAAGTTAAAGTATTCTCCGTCTTCACCACTTCCTATAGAAGTTCTGGCTTTATAAAGTTGGGCATCCAACATGGCGGATCCAACATCCAGCATCTTCTTGAAAATATTGTCATTTTTAGGTTGATCAGCCATCTAAGCCGCCTTAATGCGTAGCTATGATTATATCGATGTTCGCTGTAGCCCCTGAACTATTGGAAACGGTCAAAGCAGTAATAGGGCCGTTGTTGAAGAACACCAGAGTTTTTACTGTATTAGATATTGGAGTTAAAGTCAAAGGTGCTTCAGAACCATTGAGAATTATTGATATAGTTTGGTCTGCCAGAATCGCCATATACTGAGATTCGTTATCTGGGAGGGTGATGGCTAAATTGCTAGTAGCATCGGCTATTTGAAGCTGTTGTCTGGAAACATTGGCTATTTTACTATCTACGATTTTGTTTTTTAATCGGATAGAATCGGCTGGATCGTTAGTCGGTGCACCGTCGTATGAAAGCCAGTCCACAATAAGATTAAGAGTTTTCATAGGTTACCTAACCCTCTATATAGTTTATGTTTAATTATATCATTGACTTAGAAAAGAAAGTTGGGTCCATCCGTAGGCATATCCTCTTCTTCCAACTGGCTTTTATGGACCATTTTGCCGGTTTTGGGGTCCTTGGCGTACTCTCCAGAGTTATCTACCGCCCCGCTGAAGCCAGAATATTTATGGAGTAGCTCTACGGAGGGAGCTGTAAAGGAGCGCCCATACATATCCATGGGTATCCCATAATCAGCATTGCCAGCTATTTCCCCGCCTTCGGCCATATTGGCTGCTCCTGCCTTCTCCATAGAAAGGAAAGCTGCAGTAGCTATGGCATCTGCCAAGTCGTCAGATCCAGATTGGGGATGTCCTATTCTAATCTGTCCAGTCGCCGTCTGTTCGACCTGTAATTCCTTGATCTCTTTGGCTAAAAGGGGAACATCTAGGAAATCTATTTGGTGACTATGAATTAAGCGCTTAAGGTTGAAGTAGATTTTCTTCTTAAACGATACCGTAAAGGTACGTTCTACAAGGTTAACCCCGAATTGGGCGAAGATTTCTCTTAACGGCTGAAAGGAGAACTGGTCAGCTGTTACCTGGTTGATTCCATATTCTTTGCAAGCGGAACGAATATAAGCAGCGACTTCAAAAGCCTGGACTGGCTCCTTGCTTGTACCTTCCCAATATTTCATTACATACTGAGTTACCCGCTTTTCGTTGTAACCGGTTATAGTGAAGGTGAATTTATCTCCTCTGAAGGCAGCATCTATAGCAGCTGAATATACTGTGTTTTTATCGTCTGTTGGAGGTTGAAATGGTATGCCTTTAAGAACACACATATCCACGAATTCTGGGAGGATGAAGTTGGAAATAGAGTCTACGAAGTCAGCCCTGTATTCTGTGGCAAAACCCCTCGAGTCTACCCTAAATTCATTCTTGAACTCTTCTTTAGGGAGGATAGTATTCATCATCCAGGAAGGAGCCTTTAGCTGGATGTATTCGTCTTTTAGAGTTTCCCTCTTACTCCACTCATCATACATCACCCCAGCTTTAATTGCGGGGGAGGAAAGCTTAATAATAGTCCCATGTTCCCCGAACTGTAATAAAGCTGGTCTGATAGCTCGGAAAACTTCCACATCTGGTTCACTGGAATTTTCGTCCAAGTTCCACCAACATGCTTCGTCAGCTACTAAAGTACAGACGGCTCGTCCCCTGGTTGTTTTCTTAGAGGCAGCACCAATCTTAATACTTACGGTGGAGTATTCGATTTCCCCATCTTCTCCAAAGAAAGGCACTTTTAAATGAAACGTGGATTGGGTGTCTTTACGTCCACCATCTTTTAGCCTAGATAGTACAGGGGATTCTTCCACCATAGTTCTGAGAATATCCAAAATTTCTTGAGAAAACTCTACGGAGTGGGAAAGAATGGCTACAGTGGCTACTGGGGTTTTCTTCAAGAAAGGTTTCCAGTTAAGTTTTATAGCGGAATAAAGAGCTATGATGGAAGCGCAGGTGGACTTTCCAGCGCGACGTCCGCATAGTAAGTTGATCCTATTGTACTTTTTCCCGGAATAGGTGTACTCCATCCCAGTAAAGAATTTATAGAGATCGACCTCCGTGAATTCCCGCATTATTAGATCGAAATCCCCCTCCATGTCTTTGGTTTCTACCCATACATCGTGTTTCTTTTGTTCATCTAAGGGTTGTCCGAATACGTTTTTAAGAAGAACTATCTGACCTGGAGTGGGGGCAAAGTTGATGAATCCAGGAGCTTTTACGAAGTTTTCCATAGGATTTTCCATGATTTTCCTATGAACAGCTCGGAAAAATCTAGCAAATTCAACTTCATTCATGTCAGCTATGGGGGTCATGGCTTATTCCTTAAAGATCCCGTAATCAGATATATCTATGATAGACTCTTCGATGGCTTTAGGGGATTCTGGAGCTTCACTGATACTCTTACGGACATTTTCCTTGGCCTCAGTTTTAAGCTTTAGCAATCCTTGTAGAGATAGGAGTTCTTTGGGGGAATTGGGGATAGTCAAGGATATAGGCTGCCCTCTACCGTCTAGAAGAACTTCGCCCTCTTTGTTCCGGGTGTAAAGATCCCCGTGTTCTTTATAATATTTCTTCAGAAAGTTGATTTTGGAGCGAATATCTACAATAGTTATCAGATGAAGCTCTTCCAAGACAGACATCAACTCTATCCCGTTATCCTCGGACATTTCCCGGAAATAATCGAGTCTTTCCTTCTTATATTCAGCCTTTAATTGATGCCAGCTCTTTTCTTCTGTACGGGCTAGACGTTCTAGTTGGACGATAGGCATGCCAAACTCAGCAGCTATTTGTTCCAAAGTTTCATCGCTGGTTATGTAAAGCTTTCTTAGAATATCAACTGGATATTGCTTAGCTTGTTTTTCGTTAGACATTTTAAGCCTCTAAGTCCTTAATATTGTGGATTTTTCATTATTTTAACAGCTCTGTCTAGTAAATTCCTATCGGAAGTTACCCTTTTCTGGAAATTTGGGAGAACTTGATCAATCATTTCGGCTATTTGCGCTGCAATTTTATCTTTGAAAAACTTTCCATAGTATTTGGTCGGTTCCCAATAGATGAGGATCTTCTTACCGCGTTCATCAACCACTATTTGGAGGTCTTTGATGCCTTTGGTAGAAGCTATGATGTTCATAACTATGGAGTTGAGTAATGCTGGGTTACCGGCTAATTCCATCTCAAAAAGCCACTGAATAGCGGCTCCCTGAGGATTATTCTCCAGTTGATACATATCGGCCATCTTCACCTGCCTCCAAATAATATAGGCCAACCATAATTGAATCAGCCATATCCCCATGAGAAGAATTTACTAAGGGATCTAAAGTTAGTTTAAATCTATCATTTACAAATCTAGAAGACAAGGTTTTCCAATCGATGATTGGAAGTTTATCTTTGCCTCTAAGTTTCTTGTTTAATTTTTTCCTGTCTGTATTCAGTAACTTATCCTGAGCACTAAGCTTGATTCCGAAGAAAGGCCTCCATCCATAAGTACCTGAAACATCTACGTAAAAGAGGTCACCTGGGTAGGAAATCAGGCGATCTACTAGGACAAAGTGTAGACCGTCCAGAACTTTGCCAGTTAGTCTGGATTTATGGGATACAACCTCTTCGATAGCCAATACTTTGGGGTCATACTTCTGAATCAATTCAAGTATTTGTTCTACAATGTCTTTGATTTTAAGTGCCTGGAATATAGGATATCTATAAGTGGGCTTCTTTTTAACTATTGGATTTTTAACCCTAGGTTGTATACACCCGTATTCCAGTAAAGCTTTAGATTCCAGAGAAAACAAGCTCCAGCCCGTGCAAGTGGTCGAAAGGTCCAACGCTAATACTACTTCTTTCATAAATCGTCTATTGCTCTTCTCTTTTTTCCGTCTTTATCTAGCCAGCCGCTCATATAGGCTGCTTCTGTGGAATTTGTTTCTATGAGATCCCCCATTTCCACGTCTCTGGAGTGTTTACGAGCCCTTTCCCTAAGGATCTTTTCTTGACCCACCATTTGGGATATTCCCCGTTCTGCATCCTTCTTTTCCATGAACTTAGTCTGAGGACCGGAAATAACCAATTCTGAAGGCACGTCACAATGAGATGGTGTATTCGTCTTGGTTTGATATTCTAATGCGCATTTAGGGCATTTCCAAGCTTTTAGAGCCATGTTTACTTACCCCCTCCCGGTATTCCACATGAAATGTTTCGTTTACTATAGCTTTAGTTACTGGACTGTGTTCTATGATTATGGTGGTTCCAGGCAATTTTCTTAATAATTCTACCACTTTTTCTTGGCTGGACTCACTCAAATCCTTCATTGGCTCATCTAGAATCCTGAAGCTGATATCTTTACTGCTTCTAGATTCTATTAAATCCGCCAAAGCTAGGCTAGTTCCTATCTCAATTCTACGCCCTTGACCCCCAGAAAACATAGCCAAAGGTCTGGTTATACCGTCCAGGGTCACTTCAGTTAAGATCTTGGAAACATTACCTTCTTCGTCTTCATTGAAAAATCTAATGCTTATAGGCAGTTCAAACAGTTCCTGAGTATATTCGGTGGATTTTCTTGACAATTCTTCAAGAAGTCCTTGAAATATGTGAGATTTAATCTCCTTAAAACCATCCTTGAGAAGTTCCAACTTACTTAATTCTTTAATTTTTTCCTGCAATTGGAGCTCCAATACATCCAATTTAGAAACTTGACTAGAAAGCATTTCTTCTTTGGAGTTTATAAGATTTTCATCCACGTTGCATTTTCTATTGGTTTCTAAATTGATTTCAGCTTCCAGGCTCTTTAGATCCCCATACAATCTCATTTTGTCTAGTTCTGCTCGATCTAATCTAGCTATTTCCTTCTCTATTCTTGACTTCTCCAGTAGTAAAGCTTCTGTTTTTCCAGAACATTCTTGTAAATTTTGTATGAGCTCTGTAGAATCTTTTTCTTTGAAGGATTCCAAAGCTTCCATAATCGAAAGCCTATCCTGCATCAGACCCTCCAGCAAAGACATATTTCTAATTCGCATTTCTGATAGCCTGAGTTCCCCTTCTTCCGTAAGCACTGAATAACAGATGGGGCAATAGTGGTCTGCTACGGTATGAGATTTTATTTCATATTTTACATTCTCTATTTCTT